GCACTACTAAGCTTGCCGCGGCATCGATCTGATTCTTTAATATTTGAGATTGTTCATAGTAATATTTTGCATTATCTTGTGCGTCTTCCGCAACAACGCCACCGACCGCATACCTCTTAGCATCGTTAGCACTGTCTAATGCATCAGCTGCTTTTGTGGTCGCTGTCCGCTCACTACTCGCTGCCTCCTGTGCTTTCTGAGATGCTAACGTAGCTTGTGAAGTTGCCGTAGATGCCTTCTCTGATGCTGTTTGCGCATCCGCCGCCGCACTGTTTGCTGACGCCGCTGCATTAGTCGCCTTAGAAGTTGCAATTGCTGCCTGTGACGTTGCTGTCTCTGCGCCCCGTGCTGCTGCCGCTGCATTAGTTACCGTAGTTTCAGCCGCCCGCTTCGTACCCTCATAGTAATATTTCGCATTATCAGTTTCGCTACCCTCAAACTCAGAATCTCCAATAGTGTACCTTTTTGCAAACTTTTGATACTGAAGCGCTGCATCTCTGGCATTCTGCGATTCAATCATGTACTGGCGAAACTCTGATTGAATGGTGGGGTCGAGCTTATCCATAGTTACTGAACCGTCTATTATCCGGGCTGTAACTTCTCGATCCGTCATACCGAATGCAATTGTGGCAGAACTTTTAAAGGTATTGATGAATTTGGCGATATCCACACTCTTTTCAGTTCCATCAGCAAGTGTTAGAATAATGACACCTTCGTCCGTGACGTCGAAGTTTGTAACAACACGCTCGATATCCAAATCATACGTTTCAATAGCGCCATTCAGTTTTGTAACAGTGATAACACCTGTCTTTGTATCTACATTTACAGATTTTACAAGTGTATTAGCAATCTCCATGGACAATTTTGAAGCATCCATTTGGACGATCCTAATGTCCGCCTCTTTAACACCGTTTTCAAGGTGCAGAAGGTTAGTTCGATTCAGCGCCGTCTTCTGCGACGGAAGGTTTTGCCAGTCTGTAATTACATAGAAGGTCTGATATGCCATTAGGATTCACCTCCGGATTCTCTGGGCTTTGGTCCATCATCCGGGCCACCCTTTTTATGTTTGATTATCGCTTCATCATTCTCCTCGACAAAATGTCCGGAATCCAAGATGTTAGCAAGTTCAGCAAGTGCACGGATATTTTCAACGCCTTTAACTGTAATCGAATTAAGGAGCGCCCCGGCACGTTTCATGAGCTCGTAATCATATTCAAGTGTTTTTTTGTCTTCCATTTTTCATACTCTCCTTAACTCTTATAATGTCGTTCTAGGTATACATACAAATAATCCATTCCCTCATAGTCTGGATAGTCATTGACGTTTGGTTTGTTTTTTGGATAAATCTCAAGCCAATCGTTTCCCCACTCGCCATCAAGGTCATATCCAACTTTCAAAGACGAAACACTGCCAGAGATGCTTGATGAACCGCCAGAAATGCTCGTTCCGTTCAGGTACAAATTCCCACTAATATGAAGAGATCCACGGATGTGAGTTTCCTTGTCAGCATTAACAACAAAGGCATAATCGCTTTTGCCACGATATCCAGCCCACAAATACAAGCCTTTAGAGTTTGACGGATTTCCAGACATTCCGGTCATCTCATCGGATGATTGAAAAATACTCCTACCGTACTCATCCGAACACACAAAATCACCAATCCTAACAATAGCGGATGAGTTTCCATAATTATCTTCCACATTGAGGATTCCATCAGCAACATTCATTGTAGATCCTTCAATGTGTCCACCACTAATTGTCGCACTGCGATCTGATCCATCATCACCAACAAGGCCGTTATCATCTATGGTCCAGTTTCCGATTCTTCCAGACTGGGCTGTGATTTTCCCAGATGCTTCGAGATCTCCCTGTTCTGTCACTTTAAGATTCTTCGAGTTGATGACAAAATGTCCTGTCGTCATCTCAATCTTATTCCCGGTGATCTTCAGCTCAGAGTTAAGATTTTCGGTTACTTGACCCTTAGAAACTTTTTTATTAACCTCAAGAGTAATCGCATCAGCCGTTTGAGTAATCTTCGTTGATAGCGTTTCCTCTGCTTTCGTCGCACGAGAAACCTCCAACGTAATAGCGTCAGCAGTTTGTGTTATTCTGGAAGAAAGCTTTCCTTCCTCTTCCTTCGCACGGGTAACTTCCGCTGTGATGGCTTCTGCTGTCACCTTAAATTGGGATTCTGTATAGTTTTTTAAATCTGTGACCCGAACAGAAACTTCATCCACATCTTTCTTTAAGATTGCAGCTTTACCCTCTAACTGGATGATTTTTGATGCAGTGCCGAAATTCTGTTCAAGATTCATCCCGCCGGACGACTCGAAAACATCGCTCATCCCCTGCATTCCAGAGAATGTACGCTTAAAGCAGTATGTTTCAATAACGTCATCCGTGGTATAACATACAAGTCCATCTCCGGGTTCTACCCACGGCAATCCCGGGCATGTGATTTTTGACGGTCTGTAACTGATTTTCGAAATAATATCATATACAGTTCGGGCAATTTCCGTCAGCTCCTCATTGTTCTTTCCGTAAGCAAGGAAGTTTCCCTGGATAATATAGGTATTTTCTCCGCCGTAATCTGTGGGATATAAAGCGCCCACATCGCCCTCTTCCTGCCGGATCTGAACACGGTCAACTGAATTGACTACATAATCCTCATACGTCGTATCTGATTGCTTATATCTCGTAAGCATTTCTGTGTTCTCAGCTGAAGACAAGTCACTAGGAAAGAGTTCTTCGTCTGGAAACAATGCTTCGTCTGGAAAGAGTCCGGCTCCTTCAAGGAACGTATATTTTACTCGGCCGGTATTATCTACCCGTCCAAAGCATCCATTGAGCTCACATATTGCTTTAAGGGTCTCAATTCCGCTCAACTGCTGCGGATCGATTGTTTTTGTTATAGGCATATTATCAAGCGGAAGGCCCACGTCTACCTGCTCGACACCAACATATTCGCAAAGTGAAGTTCGAAACTCTTTCAGTGATAACGGGAACTTAAGACTCTGATACCATTCCGCAACATTGACCTGGAATTTCTCCATTCGATTATATGCAGTGATTTTCTTTTTCCTTCGGTCTGCTTGCCGGACAAAGCTTTTTACAATATACACGCCAAGCATCAGTTCATATCCGCCCACCTCGACGGTAGCAACAAACTCTAACCCGGTTAAATCCTGCAAAACATCAGCAACCGTAATCTCCAGCTGAGCCGCATTACACTCGCCGAACGTCAGGCCGTCACTTTCGCAAAGGCTTTCTGTAATTGCCAGAGACTCCGACACGATCTGTGCATTATCGATTACATATATCGGCTCCTGGTCTATTGGGAACAAATCATCAGACGGGAACAGTAAATCGTCCGGATAGATCATCTGGAATTTTTCGCCGTAAAACCGAAGCTTTATATCACGCTTCTTACTCAGCTTATTATTATTCTCTCGGAAAAGGTTTTTGATTTCTTCTGGAATTTTTAACAAATCTTATCCCCTCTCCTCTCCATACTCAATGAATGCGACTCGGAACGGATTATAGAGAATATCATTTATATTTTTGTAAACCATATATGGTTCAAAAGAAATGTCTGGAATATATGCATCCCCTGTCTGATAACGATTTCTTCTCGGATTCCAATACTCGATCTGAATCATGTTGTCTTCGTCATCATTTGGAAAGATTTCCAGAAACTCCTGCATCTGCGCAAGTCTGAGCGGCTTCACGTCAAACTCTATCTTTGTCGCTTTTGCTGGCAGCACATTTCTGTTGAACCGGCCATTTCCGTCCGTATAATCATCGAGGTCCGTTTCCTGATCCGGCGTGATTTTATATGTCCCGGCATGGATGAATTTGTTCGGCAGGATATTACCGTTGATTTTTAATAGCCATCCTTCAAATCCATACATTCTACATTCCTCAAAGTATTCACGAAAAAAGCCACCGGATGATTACTCCGATGGCTTTCACAATTTCTACGAGTTTATTATAACATGTTCCTTCCCTACTTTATAGCTGACGTTCTGAGACATTTGGTGACATTAGTCAACGCCAGCCCAGCCGGTACGGAAGGTCCGTTGTTGGAATTTCTGCTGTCCGCGGCGAGTCGCATTAAAAACAGCATCATCTCCAATTTTCAGTTCCTTATTATTGATGGCCGTGATGATCCGTTCCAGAACATCGAGCTGCTGTTTCTGCTGATATTCGTTCTCCGCCATACTAGCATCCAACTCAAATCTCATGACTCCGGCTGCCTCTGATAAACTGCTGTAATCCGGCTGATAATCCACGGTTGGAACAGAATAATCGAGTTTCGGAATGCTGATCTGTGTTGCGGCGATCCGGCTGGTAAACTGGTCGATATCATCATAGATGTCACCGAATTTATCTACGATACCATTTCCAAGGCCGATTGTGAAGTAATCACCGATCTGAAACGCCACCTTAGACGGGGAATGCTCATCAAACCCTTTTTTGAATCCATCTATAACGCCATTTACAAAACCAGAAATCTTATCGCCGATCCAGCTGACCATGTTGTTCATGCCTTCCCACAGTCCTTTAATAACGTTCTCGCCTACGCCTTTTATCTCTTCCGGAAGTTTTCCGAAGAATCCAACCACGTTAGAGATAATAGTCGGAACTGTATTTTCAAAGAACGAAATGGTCTGCGTTCCCCACTGTGTGATCTTATCTTTGATTTTTATGATTTCATCATATGCTTTTCCTGGAAGTGCAGAAAACCAGGTTGCTACACTGCTGATTACGTTAGATACATAGCTATTGAACGTAGAGATCGTCTGATCCTTCCAGCTTGTAAGCTTCCCTAACCACTCATTAAAGGTTGCCGCAAATCCTTCTGCAATTCCAAGTAGGATATATTGTCCTATCGGCTTAGTCTCTTCAGCCGGTGAATGAATTCCAAACAACTCTTTTAACTTTGATAGCGTATAATCGAAAAGATCTGTTAATGGTTCAAATAAGAAAACCAATGCCGCTGTGATTCCGGTTCCAATTCCCTTTACGACATTTTCCGCTAGTTCGCTCAAACTGTCTGCTGTAAACGCCGCATTCCAATAACCTTTAAATTCTTCCCATATTGCTTTTGCATCATCGAAATTAAAGATCTTATCGGAAATCTTTCCCCAGACATCCCCAGACCAATCAACTGTCGCAATAGCATCTACTATTAGTCCTGCGAGTCCGCCTACCACCGCACCAATTGGTCCTGCAAATACCGCGCCAATCCCAGCGCCGGTCACAATCGTCAGGCTATTTGCCATTGCATTCAGTACAGTTTCGCCAAAGTAAGTGGAAATAAATTGAGAGATTGCATCATCAATCCGCCTTCCTATTTCCATGACAAATGGGGAATTTAACAGCGACGATATTCCACCAACCGCTGAAAGTGCATCAACTATATTAAAACCTGCAAATTGGACTTTTAGAACAAGACCTGTAAATGCTGTACTAAACCATCCAGATATCTTCGTTTTAATATTGTCAACAAATTCTTTCTTAGTATCTGTAAATTTTTTGATAATCTTATCAGCTATTAGTTTTCCTATCCCTGTAAATTCCAAGATTTTAACAGCCGAAAAGATGGCCGTTTCAACCGGTGCAGCATCAAATGACGCCCCCCATATTTTCATTCCAGCATCAATAGCTTTCCAAAGCAGTTCTCCAACCTTATGCCCGATCTCTTCAAAGTCCAGTTCCGCCAGGAATGTTCCAATGTCTGTACCGATCTGTGTCCAATCAATGTTATCGATTGCCGTAATCGCCGTATCCAGAATTCCCTTCGCCCACACATTTAATGTCTGCGCGAGACTTGCGAAATCGAATGTTGAGAAGAAACGGTTCACTCCGGCAGCAATGGACTCACCGAAGTTCGTCCAATCAAACGTGGTTCCAAATGCAAGTGCGGCATATACAGCTGTATTCAGTGCGCTGGCAATTGTCTCACCGACAGCTCCGAACAGGTTAGGGGAAATCAGACCGTTGAGGAACTGAGCCAGCCCGGTGCCGAACCCTCGTGCTTTCTCATAGATCGCATCCCAGTTGATATCATTCATGGCGCTTGCAAGTGTCACGCCGATATACTGGCCGAGACCTTGGAGGGAATCAATATTACTTCTGTACTGATCGAAGATGGAATCCATCTGAACCAGTTGCGATCTGGCAGCCTCTAACGCCCCAGTATCAATTCCACCGGCTCCACCGCTACCCTTTTTCTTTGAGTCATCAGTAGTCATATTGTTGACTTCTTGCCAGCCCGCAATATACTTGCTGAGTTTCTTCGCATTGTCGGCAGCATCACCAGTTCCGTCCGCCATCTCATCCGCTCCGGCTCCAGCGTTCTCAAAATCATTTGCAATTCCGCCTGAGTCGATTTCAATGGTCCATCCAAAAATTGCGCCAAGCGCATTCGCTACCGTCTTAGCGAACTGGATCACTTTTTCCATCACGCTGTTCAGCATAGTAATAAGCGGCTTAAATGCGCTGATGAGAGTTCCACCGACTACTGATCCAAGTTCTTCAAATTGCTGTGCCAGAATTCTGGTCTGATTCGCCCATGTCACATAATGTTATCGCAAAGGCTTTTTATCCTCTGCTTCTTATAGTTTCCTATAAGGTCGGCGTACATATTCAGCCCATAGGGCTGTCGGTTACTCTTGGGGATGTTTTATTCTATACTCTTTTCAAATAAAAAGAGCATAGGTTCAATCCCTACGCTCTACAATGTACTATATCTTTTACTATATAGTCTTATCTCGGTATTAACTTATTGACTTATCCATTTAAAACCATATGCAGTTCTATCCGGTTTGTTAATCACTTTATATATGGGTTTGTGATTTACTCCAAGCGCCCTACCTGCCTCTGCAACATTTTTAAATGTATTCAAAACCTTGCCACTTTCTATA